CAAACACAAACAGAAAATTTTAAAGAAATAAGAGACAGATCAAAAAGTAAGTCAAAACTAGTAGTACCACAAAAAGGTAAAGGTTAAAAATGGCAGATAAATCAATATCAAAAATATTGTATGTTTTTAATGATCATATAAAATCATCAAATGATTTTGTTCGTGATTTATTTGGAAGAGTGTATGATTTTGATGGTGATAAAATTTATTCTCATAAAATTAAAAATAATAAATTATACAATTTATCAAAATTTTATTTTGACAAACCACAACTTATTGATGCAAATAAATTACTTTTTATACAAAAAGTAAAAATTGTTGTTGGTGAAAAAAATAAAAATGATTCCAAATTTAATACATTGCAAAATGTTGTTTATTATGATAAAAAAAATACAAATAAAAAAGATATTGATCCTGTGTCAGAAGGTGATTTCGAAATAGAACTTAGAGATAGAAAAACATTAAAAAATTATTTGTTTTCAGGAAAAACATCTGATTTTAATTTTAAAACTGATCAATTAGTTGAATATAATGAGCAAATAAATACAAAATATTTTAAAATTAATTCATTTTATAATTTTTATATAGAATCATATGAAAAACTTTTTAATTTAATTGGTAATTCAATTCCAGAAACAGCATTGCCTAATTTTTATATTTTTTCTTTAGTTAAAGACAAATCTATATTAGACTCGATAACTCAATCGGATTTTGATTCTACATCAATTGAATCTAATAATTCTGCATATAAAAATGCATATAAAAATTTTGATAAATTAATTACACTTAACGGAAATCTATCTTTAGGCGGAAACATTATTGATACAACAAATGAAGCATTAAGTGTTTTAGATTATTATAATGCATATGGACAAACATTTAATAGTACAGCTGTAAATTTAATTGAGACAATTGAGAAGCGATTAGGTATATCTGTGTCAAATATAATTGATCCAGAGGCTATAAAACGATTAAATGCACTTGCTGGGCAATTTCCAATGTATGTAGATTTAGAATTTTATTCGGATTTAAACTCGCCATTTATGACATGGTTAATAAAAAACAATATTGCAGTCAAAGTCTTTCAGGATTTTATTAATTCTGATTTATTGATAAAATCACAACAAAATACAAATAATGATTTTGTGATCAAAAATACATTTTATCAAATTATAAAAGATGTAACACAAGAAAAAATCAAATTTTCAGATGGTAATGAAAATTTATTAATGATTAATTTTAATAATTGGTTTGATAATATCATGGAGGATTTATCTGATAATACCAATAATGTTGCTAAAAAATTTGTTTTTTCAAAACCTGAATCAGTAACACAAAATACAAGTGAATCAATTGAGCAATCTAAACAAATTGTATTTTTTGATCCAAGTAAAACTATATCAAATGATAATGATGAAATTAATATTTCTGAAATGGACTTTATTAATTTATTGACTTCCAATATTAAGTATAATGAATTAATAAAATCAAATTTTAGAACTTATGAACAAATAATAAATGGAGAATTAGCAAAAACAGAAGTTTTATGTTTTAAAATTGAAAAACGAGACTCGTCTAATAATTTAATTCAGACATTTTTTGTTTTAAATATTCCAAATTTACAAATTGAAAATTTCATTGATACACAGGTTAAATATGGAAAAGATTATAAATATAAAATATATGCTTGGAATCTAGTTTATGGAACAAAATATGAATATCATAAATATATTCCTCCAAAAAATAAACAAGAACAAGAATCAAATGTTATTCGTAATTTGAATTTTATACCAAACTCAGGCAATGAACAAGAAGATAATTTTGATTTTGAAATAAAACCATCAGATGAATGGGGTGCAAGTAGCGATGAAGAATCTGAGTCAAAAATACCAAAAACTTTAAAAAAGAAATCTGCAATTAAAATGATAAAACCAACCGGTTTGAATGCAGAATCAACAACTAAAATACCTAGAATGCTACCAGTTGATGCCAATTTTCCAGTTGGTGATATTGATGGAAGACCTCAAGTTAAACCAGATTCAAATGCAGAAGAATCTGAAAATTCAATAAATAAAGAACAAGAAAAAGAAATATATGAATTTAATGTACATTTTTATCCAGAAATCAAAATTATAGAAACACTTTATTCTGATGAAAAAACAACAAGAGTAATTGACAAACCACCTCCTGCACCATCAATATCTTTTGTTGATTTTATAAATAATCCAGAATTTGTTTTTGCATTTCAGCCAACTGTTGGAAACTATAGAGAAAAACCTAAATTTATACTTTCTTCTGATGTTGAAAAATTTGTAAAGCAAATTGTTGCACAAAACAGTACAGATATGAAAGTTTGGTTTAAAGATGAGGGCGGGATTGAAAGTTTTGAAATTTTTAAAATTGATTTTGAGCCAACAAAATGGACAGATTTTAAATTTTATAAAAAAATAAACTTCAAAACACAATCAACATTAACAGAACTAAATGAATATGGAAAAACATTTTATTATACATTTAGATCCGTTGACGTTCATGAAAATATATCAAATCCAACTGAAATATATAAAGTTACAACTATAAATAATGATGGATTTATATATCAAGAATTTGATGTTTTTGAAATGAAACCTGGACAAAATAAACAAAAAGAAAAATATTTTAAGAAATATTTGAAAATATCTCCATCATTGTTTCAAAAAACATATAATTATGACAGCAATAATGTTGGACTTTTACCATTTAGTATATATAATAAACAATATCAACTTAAAATTACATCAAAGCACACCAATAAATGCGTAAAAATAAATCTTAAATTCAATAAAAATGATATAAATAATTAATAATTATAAAAAGAGGTAAAATTTAAATGTCATTTCTTCCCAATGATTCAAATATTATAGTAGATTGTGTGTTGACTGCTGAAGGTAGAGCAAGATTGGCTGCTCAAAATGGTTCATTTAAAATTGTCAAATTTGCATTAATTGACACAGAAATAGATTATTCTCTTTATAATAAGAATCATGCATCAGGATCAGCATATTATGATATAAATTTGCTAACAACTCCAATTATGGAAGCTTTTACAGATGGTGATGCTTACAATGGAAGCAAATTAATTTCAGTTCCAAGAAATGATTTGCTTTATTTGCCAATTATTAAAAATTCACCAACACTTGGTCCTGGTGGTGGAACATATTCAAGTGCTGGATATTATATTATTACAGTAAATCAAGACACTATTTCTGCTTTGGGGTTGGGCGCTGGTATAATTGACGGACAAACAGCAGCAACAGCTCAAAGAACACCTATTATTACAGAGCAAGGACTAGATACATCTGAAATTGACCCACAAATTCCACTTGAAACAGATCTTAAGGAAACACAATATACAATTAGAATTGATTCAAGACTTGGCGAAATAGTAACACCATCAGGAGCACCAAGAGTTTCTTCTGTTTCTTATATTGATTCAAATAAAGAGGCAACATATTTCTTTTCTTATGGCGCCAATCCAGAATATGTGCTAGATATAACAAATACAAAAGGTCTTTCGGCTATTGCTGGTCCTCGTGGAACAATATTTAAATTTGGAGTTAAAGCAAGTTTGAATATTAATTCAAATAATTATCTTTTTACAACATTTGGCGGATCAGTTACAATTGGTTCGACATCATATTATTATATTGATACAAATATCAGAATTGAAGGTCAATTAACTGGATATTCTATTGATATTCCTGTTAGATTTCTTAAGAAGCAATAATTGGAGATAACAAATGAGTTCAATCTATAAAAGAATTCCTGAAAATAGAATAATTCGTACACAAAATCTAGTAAATGAATCAATTCCCATTACTGGATCAATTATATCAGGAACATACAATAATGAAAATATTAAATATTTTTCACATCGAATGTTTGTTTCAGCTTATGATTATCCATATCTTTCTTCTTCGTCAAATAAACTATTAGATTGCACAATTGGTTATTCTCCATCAAGTCCATACTCTTCATCAAACAATACTGATAATGACAAAAAAATAATGGTTTATCAAGAAATGGCAAAAGTATTGATGGGTACAGATATAACAGGAACAATTCTTAGATTTGATGAGGATGGCAACATTCTTGGTGGTGGAACAAAATTGCATGAATGTATTTTCTTGAATTTTACCAGATTGCTTTATAAAGATGAAATAAAACGCGGTACATTTTCAATGATTGCTTATACATCTGGAACATTTGTTGCACCATATGCACCAGCTACATTTTCCGACATGCAAGCAACATCAACATATTTTACCAATGCAGCGGCTGGTGATTGGTCTTACATAACAATGACAGCATCAGCAGCACATAAAGTTGGTGTTATATTTTATCAAGCTGGTGTTGTTGTTTTGACCGCCTCTTTATTTGCTGGTGCATCTGGATTTTTCACTGGTTCTACGCCAACAATGGATGCTGCTTTATCTGCAACAAATATTCCATCAATGTGCGATGGTGTTTTTAGAAGAATTAAGACATTATCATTCTTAAATACCGTTAAAATCAATTCAACAATTGTTTTTTGCGACATAGGACCAGATGAATTTAATTATTCAAGCAATCCAACATTTCTTTCTTCTTCAAAGATTAGAATAAAATCTGTAAATGATGATCCATGTGTAACATATCCATGTGGCGTAATTCTTTATGCTGCTGACAACGAACCAATGGGTGTTGGCAAACTGTCAGAGCCCTTGCGAAAGGGAACAGACCAATCTTTTACCATCAAAGCACGGATAGATTGGTGATTTTTTTTAATGAAACAAGCAAGTTACAGGTCAATATGCATTTTTTCAAAAAAACTAAATTTTAATCTTGATTTCAACTGCGCAAATAACTACTCTGTTTTTTACAGAGGTTAACAAAAATGAAATATACAAAAATATGCATTGTTTGCAATAATGAATTTAAGGCCCGAATTGATCACAAAATAACATGTTCTGATGAATGTAGAAAAATTTATTCAAAAAAATATCATGAAAATTTATATTATTCAAATAATCAAAAAACAGAAATTATATACCTGATATTCATGTAATTTACAAGAATGGAATCAATAAAATCATTGAAGTAAAACCTTTGTCTTTAATTGATGCATAAATAAACATTGCAAAATTTGCAGCAGCTAATAAATTCTGTGAAGAAAAAGGATATATTTTTGAAGTATGGACTCAAAAATCCAATCCATATAATGAAAAATTTAATATGCAATTTATATAAGGAAAAAATGTTTTGAAACAAAAAGTCACAAAAAAAGAAAAAATTATTAAATCAATTGCGTGGATTTTGTTGACTGTTGTTCCTGGCATTTTTGGTATATTTATGCTAATATTTGGTTGGGGCTTTAATGCAAAAGGCTATATTAGTGATATTGATATTGCAAAAAAGAACTCAGAAGAGGCAATTATTAAAATTGGTGTAATTGAATCATATAATATTTTATCAGGTTACAAAGACAACATAAGAGATGAAAAGATTTTAAAATTAGAAAAAATAAATTCTAATTTGGTTGATTTAATACAATCTCAACAAATTCAAATTGAAAAAGCTAATACAATTTTAACAACTCAAGATGAAATTAATCAAAAATTTTGGAATGTATTAAATGATAGACTTGATCGGATAGAAAACAAAATTCATAAAAATAAATGATCATAAATACATTCTACAAAACAGATACAATAATTGATGGAATTAAATATAATCCACCGTCACAAATAAATAATGATGGATATACAATTGAATTACAATGGAAAAATGAAAATGGTGAATATCATAATGAAAATGGCCCTGATTATATTCAATATGATCAAAATGGAAATGTTTTATATAAAGAATGGTGCATAAATGGTAAATATCACAACGAGAATGGTCCTGCTTGTATTCAATATTATCGAAATAAAAATGTTCAATACAAAGAATGGCGGATAAATAATGAACGTCATAACGAGAATGGTCCTGCTTTTATTGAATATTATCCAAATGGAAATGTTGCATATAAATCATGGTATATAAATGATAAATTACATAACGACAATGGTCCTGCTTATATTGAATATGAACAAAATGGAAATATAATAAAACAAGAATATTGGAAAAATGGAATAAAAATTAAATAATGTCATATTTTAAATTTACAGATGATGATATTTATGATAACATAATTGAACTTAATCCCTTAAAAGAGATTGCAATTATGCAATCAGGTGTTTATGTTGATAGAAAAATTGAAGAAGCGCCATCTGTTTTAACATCTTCAATTATTGTTTATCCAATTAATGGTGGAACCGTTCGCAGAGACAATGCAGATCAAATAATTTACCCATTGTCGCCCAAAACATCAGATTTGGTTGGATTTATGTCATCACCAAATAATGAAAACAATATTGAATATGGTGATTTGGTTACAGGATCCTATTTGTCTCAATTAAAACATCAAAGATGGTATTTAAGACCTCAATATGATTTAGTTAGTGATTCTTCTTTATATGTTAAATTTACAGCCTTAAAAAATTCAATATTAAAATATAAAAATTTATGGAAATTTAATAATGCATTTTTTGCATATAGTGGTTCTTTTTTTCCACTTATTGATCATGAAAGTGTTATTAATTATTTGTATACATATGGATTTACTGTGCTGATGTTGCCAAGGGCATATTTTGGTTCATCTATTCAAAAAAAATCTACTTATTTATCTTTTTATGCAAATAAAAAATTAGTGGCAACAGCAGAAGATTTATATGGCGATGGATTATTAAGATTAACTTATTCATTATATAATCCATCATATACAGGAAGCACTATGGGAATGGTTTTATATGATGAAGGTACGTTTTTATTTTTTGAAACTGTCGATCTTGATACAGAATATTTTTACTATGAAGGCTCCCAAGGCCCAGATAGTCGTTTAAACCCATATCACTTTGGAGCAGCACCATCATCACTAACAGACACAGATATAAATTATTCAGATTATTATATTAAGTTCAGAGGAACCACAACAATTAATACAAAAACAATTTTTTGCAAAGCTCCTGCTGGAAAACTTAATAGTACAACCAATCCATCATATATAGAGTGGGGACAACAAACATTAAGTGCCAGCTATACACAATATTCATTTTGTGAAAATGATAATTTATTAATTAAAAATATTCCATCTGCTTCATGGTCTGAAGAAAAATATAATAAATTTCAAAAACAAACATTTATATCTTATATAAATCTTTACAATGCTGACAAAAAACATTATGCTGTTGCTAAATTAGCAACACCAATTCTTAAAAAAGAAAATGAGTCATATTGTTTTAAATTGACTTTGGATTCGTAAATGCTTTCAAAAAAAGAAATTTTAAAAATAATTCAAGAACAATTGTTATTTGAGGTTCGTGGTGAAATTTTAGCAAAAAATGAACCTCAAGCTATTGAATATATTCTAAGAAGACTAACTAGACTTTTCCAAACATTTGGTAAAAGAATTGAAAAAATAATTGATCCAAAAAGCGATCAAAATGATAGTGCAGGAGCTGAAAATGAATGGTTTAAGACAATTAGAGATTTATATTTAAAAGACTTTAATCTTCCCGAACAATTTTCAACCTTTATAAAACACAATAGAACACAAATGACACATTGTTCTCCAGAGATAAATGCTCAAATTAATCTAATAAATGAATATTATTATTCTTTACATAAATATTGGAACGGCGATGGAACAACAGTTAGTTTAAAGGGTTCAATTTCGGCAATCAAAAAAGCATTAAGGCATCAACAAGTATACAACAATAAGCTTCTTAATAGAATTAGAAGCAATGAATTTCCTAAATTTATTTCTGAAATGAATATTGAAATTGGTAAAATTATTAAAAAAAACTTTTTATTATCAGATGTTGAAGTTAATCAACTGTGGAAAAAATTTGTTATTTTATATGAAAAAGTTTTTTTGCCTGAAAACATAACAGATGATTCATATATCGCAAATATATCTCTGACAATTAAAGAACATTATGTTTCTTATTTTCAAGAAAAATATAAACATTTATTTAAATCAGACCACAAATTACAATTGGCATTAAAAACTATTAAAAATAAAATTACTTCTAATTTAAATACTATAATTTTAAGCACACAACAAGCACTAGCAGAAAATAAAGATATCGTTGATTTTGTTTTATCTGCTCGCGGTGATTCATCCACGCCAGACACTTTTGCATTTCAAGTAAAAGCAATTAAAGAAAATTTAAATAAAATTTCTCATATTGTTTTATCTTTTGAAAAATATTTAAAACAAAAATATGATAAAAAATCAACCAGAATTGCTGCGGAAAATGTTTCTCATGGTAGAATTATAGATATTTGTAATTCTTATTTAAAAGATTTATATAGCTTTACTTCAACAATACAAGATACAATTTTTAATAAAATTCAAAATGATGTTAGATATAAAGATAAATCAAGATATGACAATTGGGTAAACGGTTCAGCTCCATTGCTGACAACTGATGAAAAAATTAAATTCAATGAACAAATTATTTTATTTGCACAAAATATAAATAATAAATTTAACAATAACATTTTTGAATTTAGAAAAAAAATGCATCAATCTTATAAAGAAACAGGTGGTGTTCCTAATTTTTTCAGAGAAAAATTAAAAATGGTTGATGATATTACACAAAAAGCAAAAGATCAAACATGTGAACCAATTTTAGCTGTTGTTTCTTTTGTACAAGATTCATTAAATAAATTCGTTGATCATTTTGATGAATCATTTGTTGATGAGGTTGATCAAAAACTAGAAAAATGTAGAAAAATTTTATATTATAGATATAATAATTTAGTTAAATATTATATTAACAAATATAATCAACAATATCATCCATCTGATTTTGTTATTGATAATATCGAAAACAGAATACCAGTTCAACCAAATGAATTTATAGAACTTAAAAAAGAGATTAAAAAATATTTAGAAGACACAAAAAATACATTCTTTTCAGATATGTCGCAAGATTTGTGGCAAGGGTTTTACAAATCTTTTTATACTCCAACCACTCCATTGCAAGGATATAATAATTTTGCAAAAAATAAATTTGATTCTGAATCCAATTTAGCTTCAAAATTTAATAAATTTAAACATATAGCAAGAGGTGTATAATGATTTTAGGTTTGGATATAAGTACAAATTGTATTGGGTGTTGTGTTTATTCAGGTAAAGAAATTATTCATATTCAATATATTGAACCAATAGGCGATGATATATATGAAAAAATAGATTTTTCATATAAAATATTAAAAGATTTAATTAATAAAAATAATATTACAAAAGTTTATGTTGAAGAGCCATTAGTTGTAATACCGAAACAATCATCAGCAGAAACAATTAAAGTATTAATAAGATTTAATTTTGCTTTGCTTAGTAATATATATAAAGACTTTGCCATAAAACCATATTATGTACCAAATTCTTCAGCAAAAAGAATTTTATTAATTAAAAAAATTGTTTTAAAAGATCCAGAGCTTATTAAATTAGATAAAGTCAAATTAGATAAAAGACTTTGTTTTCAATATTGTTTAAATAATTTTAAAAATTTCTCAAATTTTTTCTCATCTAAGGAAAAATACAGTCGCGGGGCTTACAAAAACCTTTGGAAAGATTGCGCATTTGATTGTAGCGATGCCGTTATTATAGCTGTTAGCGGAGGAGCCCTTGAACGAGAAAATTCAAATTCTTGAAAAAATATTAGGCGAATGCAAACCACAAGGTTCTGAATATTTATTTTTTTGTCCTAATTGCAATCATTACAGACCAAAACTCTCAATATCAATTGAGAAAAACAAATACAAATGTTGGCTTGGTTGTGGTTTGGTTGGAAATTCATTAACAAATTTAGTATATAAATTTGGAAACAAACAAACTATTTCACTGTGGAAAGAACTTAAAGACAATATAAAAATTGAAGAATTTGATGATTTATTTATAGAAAAACCTGTTTTTGAAGACAAGCCAATTGTTTTGCCTGATGGTTTCCACACATTAGCATCAAATAAATTATCAAATAAATCACAAGCACCGATTGAGTATCTTGTGAATCGCCATATTTCATATGAGCAAATATATAAATGGAAAATCGGATTTTGTGATTCTGGCAATTATAGAAATAGAATAATTGTTCCATCTTATTCATTAAATGGCAAATTGAATTATTTTGTAGGAAGAGACTACACAGGAAATTCTAATTTATCATATTTTAATTCTAAAAAATCAAAAAATATCATTTTTAATGATTTAATGATTGATTGGAATAAGCCAGTTACAATAGTTGAAGGTGTTTTTGATGCAATCAAATGTGATAATTCTATTCCAATATTAGGCAAAACATTGATGAGTTCATCATTGTTATTTAATAAAATAATAGAAAATAAAACACCTGTTTATTTGGGTTTAGATCTTGATGCAGAAGACTCTTCAATTAAAATTATTAATAAATTAATTGATTTCAATATTCCTGTATACAAAATAGATGTTTTCCCATTCAAAGATCTTGGGGAAATGACAAAAGAGCAAATTTTAGAAAAGAAAAACGAAGCTAAACCAATTGGAACAAAAACAGATTTATTAGAATTTATAATTTTATCAAAATTATAATAATTAATGAGAGAGGTAATAATGGTAATGGCTCGTGTTAAACAATGGCTTGATACAAATTTGTCAAAATTTATTTCAAGAAAATTATTGGTTTTTTTAATTGCAACAATTTTGTTAATTTTTGATAAAGTTACAGAAAATTCTTGGGCAGCTATTGCTGTGGCGTATGTTGGAGTTGAAGGATTTGCAGACATGGCAATTAGATGGCAGCAAGGTACGCTATCTAAATTAAAAAATCTTAAAGAAGAAATTTTGGAAAAGAAAGATGTTGGATAAGATAAAATCTTTTTTTAAAAAAAATATATTGTATATTATAATTGCCATATTAGCAATAGGTTATTTCTTCACATTCTTAATTCCAATGTTTTCAAATGTTAATACAAAAATTGTTGATGAAATTTCTAAAACAGAAAACAAAATAGAAGATATTAAATCAAAAGAAATTGAACAAAAAGCAAAATTTGAAGTACAAAATAAAGTAATTGAAGAGAAAAAAGAACAAAAACTAAAAGAATTAGATAATATCGTTCAAGACACAAGTATTTCAAAAAAAGAAAGGAATAAAAAATTAAATGATTTTCACAAATCTATTAAGAAATTTCAATAAATTTATTGTTTTTTTTATATTTTTAATTGTAACAAAGACTGCTATAGCCCAAGAGCCAAAAACAGAATTTGAGCCAATAGGCGATGTTACAATTAAATTAGATGGAGAATATTATTTAGGTGTTCTTTTTTCGGAAACCGAAAGACTTAGGTATATTAGGCTTGATATAGAATACAATTCAACAGTTGAAAAATTAGAAAATGCAAATAAGAGAATAGAAGAACAAAAAGAAAATTACAATAAATTACTTGATACAACAAGTAATTCTTTAAAAACAATAGAAAAATTGGCGTACAAAGAAAAACAAACTTTTTTTGAAAAATATGATAATGTAATATTTTTTGGAATTGGTGTTGTTATTACTGTAATTGCATACTCTACATATGAAGCAATCAAATAATGAACTTTCTGATATTGACATTTTTATTGAAAAAGCATTTGGACATGAACTTTTGCAAGAAATTGAATCTGTAAAACAAACAGAAGAAAATGATAAAAAATTTTATAAATGGTTATCAGAACAAAAAATAAAATCCAAAAAAATAGAAATAAAAACAAATAATTGTATTTTTTGTAAAAAAATTATTTTATTAAATAATGACAAAATGCACTATATAAAATATAATTCGTGTGAAAAATGTTATATTATTAATATTGAAGGAAAAACTAATGATAAAAGATAATGGCAATAAAAAGTTAATTGACACATGCAGACATATAATGCAGGCATTTGAAAATTCAAAATGTCATGTTGCAAAAACAAACAAAAGAAAAGAAGATGGAGAAAATCCATATAAAGATTTTGGTATAAATAGTGCTTTTGGTGTAAGATGCTTTGATAATAAAGTTATAATCATGTATCAAATGGAAACTCACAATCCATTGCTGCCAAAAATTAAATTTGAAAATGATGCAGAGGCAGCAATGAAAGAATTTGTATCAAAACTTAAAACTGAATACAAAAAATTATCAGACAAAACATTAACGTTAAAAGAGGTTGGCGAAACAAAGGAAAGAACTGATACTATTTCTCTTATTAGAGAGCTAAAAACATTTACAAAAGTCTATGAAATTGAAGGATTAAAATCTAAATTTGAAGAATCAAATGATGATGTAGAAGATTATAGAGATGAGGTTCTTAAGAGAAATAAATATCTGTTTAAAGATAAAGATTAATGGCTTTTGATAAAAAATTTATATTATCTGAGCTAAAAAAATGTCAAGATCCAATATATTTTATAAAAAATCATGTATACATCCAGAGCGGCGGACGAAAGGCATTATTTGAGCTTTATCCATTCCAAGAGGAGTGCTTGAACTCCTTTGTTTCTAATAGATTTAATATAGTTTTGAAGTCTCGGCAGCTTGGTTTGTCCACATTAATGGCTGCATATATTGCTTGGTACATGCTTTTCCACCAAGATAAAGTTGTTCTGGTTATCTCTCTGACCGAAGAGGATTCCAAAGAATTCGTGCGTAAAATTAAATATGCATTTGATTTTATTTCTCCTTGGGTGATGGAGGCTTTGGGTGCCAAAATCATTTTTAACAACGTTCACACGGTTGAATTGAACACAAGATCTCGTGTTAAAGCTCTAGCGCCAACAGAAGATGCTGGTCGTGGTTACACTCCATCTTTGTTTATCATTGATGAAGCTGCACAAATTGATCATCTTGAAAAAATTTGGACAGAATCAGCTTTCCCTGCTCTAAACACAGGTGGAGGTTCTGCAATAATTAACTCAACAGCATATGGTATGAGCAATTTCTTCTACGACATGTGGTCAAAAACAGAAACAAATGAATCTGATTTCAATGCAATTAAATTAGATTGGCAAGTTCATCCAGACAGAGATGAAAAATGGTACGAAGACACAATTAAACAAATTGGAAAGGTTAAATTTAGTCAAGAATATGGTTGCAATTTTCAACAATCAGGGGAAACAGTTATTGATCCTGATGATATTCAATTTTTGAGAAAAAATATTGTAAATCCAGAGCAAAAAAGCGAGACAGACCGAGCTTTGTGGACATGGGAAAAACCAAACAAGGATCATAAATATTTAATCACCAGCGATGTTAGTTCAGGAACTGGCAAAGATTATTCAACTGCTGTTGTTTTTGATTTAAATACTTTACAAATTGTATGTGAATTCAAAGCAAAAGTCAAACCTGATTCATTAGCTGACTTATTAATGATTATAGGATATAGATACAATACAGCAATAATTTGTGTTGAAAACATGCACACTGGGTTTGCTGTTTTAAGAAGAATTGTGGAATGTTCATATAAGAATATTTATCATTATAACAAATCAACTGAAGAACATTGTTGTGGATATTTTGATGACAGCTTGCCAAACCTTGATTTGGGGTTTAATACAAACGTTAAGACTCGACCCATTGCAATCGAAAGACTGGAGCATTATATTAGAAACAGATTGATTATACCAACATCAGAAAGATTGGTTGAAGAAGCTGAATCTTTTGTTTATGGAAGCAGAGGGAAACCAGAAGCAAAAAATGGCAAAAATGATGATTTGGTTATGACTTATGCTATAGGTTGTTATTTATTACAACATTTTGCAATAGGTTCATCTCGAAAGATGTTATTAAGTGATGCTGTAACAAATTATTATCAAAATCAAAGATTAACAAGTAATAAAAAATTCGATTATTTTGGGTTACCAGATGAACAAAAAAAATCTCAAATAGTTAATCCTTATCAAATAGAAACTCCAACAGGTGTTGAAAATATTTCATGGGTTTTGGGACCAAGAAAACCAAGAGATGATAAAAATTTACAAAAATCTATATTTATTAAATAAAGAGAAAAATAATGCCACCAATTAAATCAAGATACTTTAACGAAAAAGCAAAAAAACCACAAGTTGCTGATAATCCCTATAATCCACAACATAAACTATATAAAGATCTGACAAGATTGTTAAGTGGTGGGTTGGCTAATTATAAAACACCACATCCATTACTAAACAAGAGAAAAGATTTAAATAAATATAAATTCTTTTCAGCTGGTGGATTGCCATTTAAGAAATCTTCATCTTCAAGCCCAATAGACTATCTTTATACAAGATCTGTTGCTCAAATGGGAAGACTTGAGCGTTACATGGAATTTGAAACAATAGATCTTAGTTCACCAGAAGTATCCAGTGCTTTGGACATTTATGCATCTGAAATAACAGCATATTCTGAATTTTCTCCAATGGTTAAAATATTAACCAATAATGATGAAATTAAAGATAATCTAAATCATTTGTTTTATAATATATTAAATGTGCATGATAATCTTTTTTCATGGGTTCGTTCGCTTTGTAAAATGGGTGATCTTTTCATTTATTTTAATATTGAAGAAAAAATTGGTATTACTTCTTTTATAGGATTTAGACCTTCTGAAATTGAAAGAATGGAGGGTTTAGATGAAAAAAATCCTAATTATGTAAGATTCCAATGGAATTCTGGCGGACAGGCTTTTGAAAATTGGCAGGTTGCTCATTTTAGAATTCTTGGTGATGACAAATATCTTCCATATGGAATTTCTGTATTAAATGGCATTAGAAGAATTTGGCGACAACTAGATTTAATGGAAAATTATGTTATTGGGTATAGAATGGTTCGCAGTAGCGAAAGACGTGTTTTTTATATTGATGTTGCATCAATAGCACCAGAAGATGTTGAAAGTTATATTAATAAAATTATATCAAACATAAAAGAAAATACCATTATTGATACAGAAACAGGAAGAGCTGACAGACGTTACAATCCAACCTTTCCCATCTCTAAAAATTCAATTATTCCTTTGTTGGACGGAAGAAATATTACAATTGAAGAATTAGCAAAAGAATATGATTCTGGCAAAACAAATTGGGTTCATTCAATTCACGACAAACAACACAATCTCCTGCCAGGAAAGGTTGTTTGGTGTGGAAAAAACTATACAGCAAACAAATTAATTAGAGTTGTTTTGGATGATGATACATATATTGATTCAGCACCAGAACATCCATTTATTCTAAGAGATGGGACCAAAGTTAGAGCTGATGAATTAAAAGAAAATGATTCATTAATGCCTTTTTATAGAGAGCAAGAAAAATACAGTAACCAAAATAAAAAACAATATTACAAAGTTTATGATCCAAAAGAAGGAAAATATATTTTTACTCATAGATTTGTGGCTAATGATGTTTTGTCAAAAGAAAAAGAAATTAAGAAACAAGATATAAAAAATGAAGGTGATTTTTTGGTAATACACCATAAAGGAACAAAAGAAAAACCTTTTGATGCTTTAAATAATGATCCATCATTGTTAGAATGGATGACAAACAAAGAACACAGTGAATACCATGCACAAATTGGAAAACAAAACATTATAAAATGGAATAAATCCGAAGCCCATTCAAAAGCATCAAAGGAAAGATATCCATCACTTAATCTTAAAAAATATATTATTGATTATAATAATTCAGATCTTCATAAAGAACATAATAAAATTAGAAGCGAATTAAAAAAAGATTTTTGGAAGGGCGATACAACAAAAACCCGCCAAAAAATGAGCTTCAACTTTAATGAAGATGTTTTAAATTATATCCAAGATATAATCAAAAATTCTGATAGTTATATTTCAGTTGAAAAACTTTGTGATATTTTGACAAATGATAAATATTTTAATGATTTAATACTTAAACTCAACAATAATGTCAAAAAATTTACATCAGTTCACAGGGCAAAAATTAGATCAATTATTCAAAAATATGGTTTTTCTGATTACAGAGATTTTTACAAAAAAATCAAACCAGATATGGAGTTTCCTGGTGGTGGTCGTGTAATAAATCACAAAGTGAAAAAACTAGAAATTTTAGAAAAACAAGAAGATGTTTATTGTATGACGGTCGAGGGACCAAATGGAGAACAAGACAGACACAACTTTGCTGTTTTAACTCATTGTAATGATGGGACAATAAGCAAGTCAGGACTATTAATTACCAATTCAATTGAGAAAGATTTCTACCTCCCAGTACGCGGTAAAGATTCACCAACAAAAATTGACACACTTCAATCTGGTCAGCTCGTTGATGCAATTGATGACATAAAGTATTTTAAAGATAAATTGTTCTCGGGCCTCAAGATTCCTGGAGCTTATCTTGCCCAATCTGACACAGTTGAAGACAAGATGTCTCTTGCTCAAAAAGATCTCATGTTTGGTAAAACAATTATGAGAATCCAAAATTCAATTGTTGCTGAATTAAAAAAGATTGCAACAATTCATTTGTGGGCAATTGGATTTAGAGGCAAAGATTTATTGGATTTTGACATTAAACTTAATAATCCAAGCAAAATTGCTGAAATGCAAGAATTGGAGCACCTCAGACTCAGATCAGAGGTTGCTTCTTCATTAGCAGAAGGATTTTTCTCAAAAGAATACATTTATAAGAAAATTTTTGGTATGTCTGATATTGAAATACAAGAACAAATTAGTGGATTGTTCTCTGATATAAAGAGAGAAATTTTGATGCAACAATTATCAGAAATGAACACATCAGATGGTGGTGGTCCTGCTGGCGGCGGAATGCCTAGTGATGACTTTGCCTCTGCTGGTATTTCTGAACCTGAAGATTCAACAGGTCCAACATCAGACACATTGATGGCATCACCTTCAGCGGATGAAATAGAACAACTAAAAGCTGATGTTGGTGGCGAATCTGGTTCTGACATTGAAACAAAAACAGGGAACGAAGCAAAGAGAAATGAAACGTATATGAGCCCAAACGCAAATGGAAAAGCGTACACAAAAGTTGGTCATGATTCTAGACAATCATCCGTTCCAAGAGTCAAACAATTAAAATCCAAATATAATCAAATGGCTAGTTCAAACAATTATCGCAATGTATTCCAGGGCGCAATGGGTCTTAAATCTCTTTCAATGGGCATAATTCCAGAAAATAATAAGCAAGATGATGAAGTTAATGATATTTTAAAGACAATGACTTTAATAAATGAAAATAAGAGTATAATTATAAAAAATAATATACAAAATTCTTTTGTTAAATATCTGGAAGATAATTATACGCCAAAGAAAGAGGACGGAAACGAAGATGAATAAAAAAAGAAATACATTTATTGTTTTTGAAATTCTTTTGAGAGAACAATCTGAAGCTTTTTTAAATGGAAATATCTCAAAACACAATGAAATTTCTGAAATGTTTTCTAAGTATTTTGGTGAAAATACTGAATTGGGCAAAGAAATAAATCTTTATTTTGAAATTTTATCATATAAAGATAATTTTAAAAATAAAGATTCTTTTTCAAATCAAAAAATATTAGAAATAGCTAAAGATGAATATAAAAAGTTTAATAAAACAAAAATTTTCAACGAACAAACAAAACTATTATCAGATATAGATAAAAAATTTGGCCAAAATGTATTTTCTTCCTTTGTTCCAGAATATAAAATATTAATGAATTTATATTCGTATCTTGATGATTCATTATCTTTAACAGAGAGATTAAATATTACAAATAAAATTTTACCATTATTTGAAGAAAAATTAAAATCTGAAAATCAAGAACTTGATTATATTGACAATATTGTATTTATGAAATTAACAGAAAAATTTAATAAAAAATATAAAGAATTATTGCCAGAACAAAAAAAACTTATTTCAAAATACATTGGTTCTTTTGGAGAGAACACAGCAGATTTTATTATTTATTTAAATGAAGAAATTTTAAATATTTGTGATTTTATTTCAAAAAATAGAAATAATTTAATTTTTAAAGAAAATCAAATGTTTTCTGAAAAATTTGATCAAATCATAGAAAAATTATCGTCTTTTAAAAAAACAAAAAATATATCAGAAAAAATGATTGAAACATTATTAAAAACACAACTTCTCGTATCAGAAATAAAAGAAGATGTTGTTCCAGGTGGTGCTGGTGATAATAAAAATTTAAAATCTTTTGACCAGAGAGAGGTGCAAATAGGTCAAATAATTGAAAAAGAACATACAAAGAATTTGCAAATTGTAAAAGAAATTGTTGCAGATCATTTAACAGAAAACCCTCATTATTATAGTCAAATGTGTGAAAAAAATTTAGCAGACGAACATGAAGCTGTTATTTTGTATAAAAAACTTTTTAATAAATAAATGATCATAAATACATTATACAAAACAGACACAATAATTGATGGGATTAAATACAATCCGCCATCGAAAATATTTAATTATGGACAATCAATTGAATTAACATGGAAAAATCAAAATAATAATTTACATAACGACAATGGTCCTGCTATTATTTCATATTATCCAAATGGAAATATTTCATATAAATTATGGTGCGCAAATGGTAAATGCCACAATGAAAATGGTCCTGCTTATATTGAATATGATGAAAATGGAAATGTTGCATATAAAGAATGTTATATAAATGATAAATTGCATAATGAAAATGGTCCTGCTATTATTGGATATGATGAAGATGGAAACATAATAAGACAAGAATATTGGGAAAATGGAATAAGAATTAAATGAAAATTAAATTAAATATAAGAAAAACTCTTGACAATAATTTAATTATATATGATCATCCAAAACTTTTGATTTTTGTATCACCACAATCAAATAAAATCTTAACAACACCAAAAGCAGAAAAGATTGATGAGGAAATATTTTTAGCTTCAAAAAAAATGTTTGATTTTCTTGTTGAAAAAGGATTGGTGGATCCAGCCTCAGTTAGAGGTGGGGCTGTTTATAAAAGTACAGAAGCGACATATGCAGATTCTAAAGAGTTAAAAGCGTTAAATGTTGTTCTTAAAACATTATATGAATTTTTGGTTATTGAAAAAGAATATTACAACAGAGCAATGCAAGGAAAAGAAGAATTTGAGGATGAATTAACAGATCCATCTGATGAAAATTCAACAGAATTAGGAGAAATACCTCAAAAATCAGAAGATGGAACAATGCCAAGATATTCAACATATAGTGACACATTTTATGGATATAATTTATAATTATGATCATAAATACATTCTATAAAACAGATACAATAATTGATGGGATTAAATACAATCCACCATCGGAAATAGATAATGATGGATATTCAATTGAATTAATATGGAAAAATGAAAATGGTGAACATCATAACGAAAATGGTCCTGCTGTTATTCAATATGATCAAAATGGAAATGTTTCATATAAAGAATGGTGCATAAATGGTAAACGCCATAATGAAAATAGCCCTGCTGTTATTTATTATGATGAAAATAAAAATGTTAAATATAAAGAATGGTGGATAAATAATAAACTGCATAATGAAAATGGTCCTGCTATTATTAGATATGATCAAAATGGAAATATTGAATATAAATCATGGTTTGTGAATGGTAAATGCCACAATGAGAATGGTCCTGCTTATATTTCATATTATTCAAGTGGAAACATTAAATACAAATCATGGTACATAAATGGTAAACGCCATAATGAGAATAGTCCTGCCATTATTGAATATGATGGAAATGGAAAAATAACAAAACAAGAATATTGGAAAAATGGAAAACAAATTAAATAAATTACAAGAACAAAAAAAATAATATATGAATATACTTACTTTTTTAAAAATTGATAATATATATAGTGGATTGTCTTATATTGAAGGAAGCGTTTCTACAACAGAAAACGCTATTATGGTAGATTTTAAAGATCAAGAATATTTAAATAAAGAAAAATTTATAAAACAAAATAGACCATCAATAATACATTTTTATAAAACAGGGCAAGTTCTTTTAAAAAAATGGTATAATTCTGAAGGATTTTTGCACAATGAAAACGGTCCTACTTTTATTCTTTACAGAAGAGATGGTTCAATAATAAACAAAGAATATTGGAAAAATGGTAAAAAAATAAACAAAGAAGAGGAATAAAAATGAAAGTAAATATTAAAGAATCAGTATTAAAGCAAATAATAAAAGAAGAAACAGAAATTTTGCTTGAGCAAAGATCAAATCCAATTGAAAAAACAATTTTTATTCTTGGTGAAATATATTCAAATTCACAAGATTCTTTTGTTAAAAACAAAATAGAAGAAGCTTTTGTTTTCTTTGAAAAAGAAATGAAATTGGATTCAACCGGATTAAAATTAAAAGATTTATTCCAAGCAAACAATCCTTCAGTAAAGGAATAAATAAAAATGGAACCTCTTTTAGAATATGTAAAAATAGATCCATCTAGCATTGTTAAAGAAACAGATCCTGTAACAAAAAAACAAAATATTTATCTTTCTGGTGTTATGCAAAGAGCAAATGTTAAAAATGGCAATGGAAGAATTTATGAAAAAAAAGTTCTTTTAAGAGAAATAGAAAATTATCAATTATTAATTCAAGAAAAAAGAGCGTTGGGTGCTCTTGATCATCCGTCAAGTCTTTCTGTGAATTTAGCCGATGCTTCTCATGTTGTCGAAAAAATTTGGTGGGATGGTGATGATGTTTGTGGCAAAATTAAATTACTAAACACTAGCAAAGGAAAAGAGGCACAAGCATTAATTGAAGATGGCATAACTCTTGGTATTTCATCTCGTGGATTTGGTTCAACCACAACAGAGGGTGATACAATTGTTGTAAACAGTGATTATCGTTTAATTTGCTTCGATCTTGTACAAGAACCAAGTACATCAGGTGCTTTCATGATAAAAGAATCAAAAATATATACACCCAAAACAGAAAAAATATTTAGATTAATGAATGACATTTTAATGGTTTAAAAATGGAAATAAAATCAAAATCACAACTTAAAGATGTAATAAAAGAAATGGTCAAAGAGATTCTTCAAGAGGATGATCTTATATCAAAAATTATTCTTGAAGCATACAAAGCAACAAAAGTTATTTCTTCTGTGGAAAATTCAAATCTTCAACCAATTGAAGAAAAAAGAACCATTGCCCCCCAACAAACAAATAAAACAAATACAATATCAGAATTTGATAAATGGAAAAAAATTATTAAACATAAACCATCCAATGTTGATGCATCAGGTTTAAATATTTTTAATGAAAATATTGTACCAATAGAATCTGTAATGTCACCAAAGCAAGTTTCAGAAACAAAACAATTTTCATCATTAAATGATTTAATGAATGAACCAATGATAGACGCATCAGCACCAGAAAAAGTGGAAGCTGATACTGCTATTATGAATATGTTTGCTAAAAAATTTAAAAAATAAATAAAAGGAAAATATGAGCAAAAATAAATGTATAAATGTTGAAGTAACAAAGAGAGAAGATAAAAATGAAGATGAGTCTAAATTAATAAGAAGATTCATGAAAAAAGTTCAACGTAGTAAAGTTATAATGGATTTCGTTGATTCAACAAGATTTAAGAAAAAATCTGAAATACAAAAAGAAGAAAAACGAAGAGCTATAAAAAGAGAAAAAAAAAGAGTATTGAAAAAACAATTACAAATTAAGGAAGACAAATAAATGAGCTTAGCATCACCATCAGGCAAACCAGGACTTGGAACAGTTAGTGCCTATCAGGTTTCAGGTCATCCTTGGATCACAGCAACCATAATTCCAGCAAATACAGGATACATAAAAGTTACATTTCCGTTTGTAACAAAAGCATTTACTGTATACAACATTAATGCCACCGATGTGTTCCCAACGGGTTCAGCAGTTGGAACTTCACCAATTGCTGTTTTTTTTGGCCCAGAACCAACAGGAACCTTTCCTTATCCTCAAATAAGAGACAATCATTTCGTGCCGCTTCCTTCTGGTACAAATTCACAAACATTTAATATTAAATGTAAAGAGGTATTTATTTGCAAATTAAATCCTCATACAAATATTGGTGCTTTTAGAATCTCCGCAGAAGAAACATTTATTAGCTCATATGACATGTTTGCATTGACAGGAAGTGGTATATGTGAAAATGGATAATTTAATTAATGATTTTGACAACTAAAAATATTGTTAATTGTTTTTTAACAAATGCACCATCTTTAAATTGGGATTGCCATCTATTAAATATAGAAATACCAAAATTTAATATTTTTGGATTTGAAAATAAAATTGGTGATATTTTATATAAAAATGAAAAAAATGTTGAAATATTGTTGACATCTATTTATAGTGTTGAACATGATTTTAATGTAAATAATATATTAAAACATATGCCATCTATTGTAAAAACATTTAATGATAAATTTAACAATAAAGCAAAAATTAAATATGATTCAAAATTTAGACTTTATGTTAGTTTTATTTGTGTATATAATAATAATTTAACTTCAATATATTCAATTCATGATAATTTATCACTAATTATTGGGAAAATATTGGAAGACAATATTTCTGATTTTGTTATCAATTTATCTAACAATGTTTTTATTTTTGATAATTTGCAAAAATTATTTATTTTAGCAGTTCGTCAAAAATATATGCCGGAAAAATATGGACAATTACTAAATAGTAAATTTAATAATTTAAATCATAAAAATTATGAATTAAGTGATTTTGACTTTCAATCAAAAGATTTATTTAAAAAATTATTACAATGGTCAGCAATACCAATAGAAAATGTATATTTTAGAGACAATTATTCAAAAAAAATTCCAATAAAAGAATTTTTATCAATGGATTTACAATCATTTAAACCAGAACAAAACACATAAAAAAGAGGAAAGATGGAAGTAATTAAGCCTTGGGGAAAAGAAATTATTCAAACAATTGGAAAACATCTTGTGTTTAAAAAATTATATATAAATGCAGGTGAATCTCTTTCTAAACAATATCACAAAGAAAAAGATGAGTTTATGATGCTTAAAACTGGTCACATTGAGCTTGAAATCAATTCAGAAATTAAGCATCTTTCTCCTGATGAAATGGTTGCAATTCCTGCTGGTACAATTCATAGATTAAAAGCTGTGCAAGATTCTTGTGTTTATGAATGGTCATCGAATCATCTTGATGACGTTGTTAGGTTAGAAGATAAATATGGAAGAATACAAAACTTAAATAATATTAAAAAAGCATTTGAAGATGCTTATTTATTAGCTTTAGACAAAGAATGCCCCCAAGGATTGGGGAGCGAACTCTATTATGTTGAAGAAATGGGAACAATAGATTTTATTAATAAATTAATAAACAAATATAATATAAAAAAAATAAATGATTGTCCATGTGGTCTTTTTGAAAATTGGGCTTTTAAAATAAATTTACAAAATGTAGAATATTGTGGGTTTGACATAAATAAATATGCAATTGACAGAAATAAAAAAAATTATAATCAATATTATTTTGAAGAATTTGATATGATTGAACAAATTTTGCCATATGCTGATTTAATAATAGCAAGAGATATATTTTTTCATTTTTCTAATGAAAATGTATTTAAAACCTTGATAAATTTTAAAAAAAGTGGAGCAAAATATGTATTGGCAACACATCATAAAAATTTATTAAAAAATGAAGATTTAACAGATGAGGAAATTTTTAATGGATGTGGATTTCGCCCAATAAATCTATCCATATATCCATATGGTTTAAAGACAGAAATTTGCTCTCATGTAGAAGAATGGAATAAAGTGTCAGGATTAACAGAAGATGGACAAACCGAAAGACATTTAACTTTATTTAAATTTAACTAATTACATTTTTAAATAAATAGCACAAAGACCACCAAGCAAAATAAAGTTTTCAGCATTGGAAAATTTTCCACCACAAATAAAAGACAAACAAAAACAACCCAAACACAACCACATTATACATTTAATAAATAAACGCATTATTGTTCTCCATATTGTATGATATGCAATATATCAATACAAGTATTACAAATACACAAATCAGTTGCGCATTGTGAATTATAATTGCAGCTTGACCATTCAGAATAAAGATCAGAATCAGTTTTATAATCTTGTGGTTCTTCTTGAATTGAATCAATCAATTCACATAAATCAATATTTATTGTGATATTTGAATCAATATCAACATCATTTCCTGTTACACAGGAAAACAAGAGGAAAAAAACAGGAACCAAAATTCTTTTCAAGGAGGCCCTCCCTCAGTGATGTTTGATATGTTAATTCTGCTAAATTAAATAGTTTAAAAAATAATATTTTTATAAAAATATTTTTGTACATTAAAAATGTTATAATTAGACAGGAGAATTATAATAAATTGCCAACACTCTCACCTGTTTCACAGCTATCAGCAAAAATTCTTCCATCAACAGGAACTCACTCTGAGGTTTCTTCTTTGTTGGCTTTTGGAATTTATTCATCCTCTGCATTTATTTCTGGTTGCGTGGATGCTGTGGCTTATGTTCATTACAAATTAGGCGGCAACATTCTTGATATTGAGCTAGAAACATCCAATGTTTACAATGCATATGAGGATGCTGTTCTTCAATATTCTAAAATAATCAATAATCATCAAGCAAAAAATATTTTATTGGTTGCCTTGGGTGCATCAACTGGTACATTTAATCAAGATGGCGAATTGACAAGCGGAGAAAGCATATCTCTTAAATATCCTAATTTTTCTCTTGGTTATGCAAGAACAATAGCTGAAGCTTTTTCTCATGAGGCTGGTGTTGGTGGAACAAAACCCATATATTCAGCATCTTTTGATATTTTACAAGGCCAACAAGATTATGATTTGCAACAAATATTGATGTCTTCTTCTTATTCTGGCACAATTTCTGGAACAAGGGTTATTGTTAGAGACGTTTTTTATAAGACCCCACAATCAATGTGGAGATTTTTTGGTTATTATGGTCAATTCAATGTTATTGGGGCATGGGGTGCATATGGTCAATATGCAAATGATTCTACTTTCTTTTTGACTCCTGTTTATCAAACAAAGATGCAAGCCGCTGCGTTTGAAGACGCTTTGTGGACAAGGACATCACATTATTCTTATGAAATAATAAACAACAAAATAAGAATTTTCCCAATTCCAACCATTGGTTCTCCACCAAAAATGTGGTTTAGATTTTCTCTAAGAACTGATCCTTGGGATGACTCAAACCCAGCATTATCAGGAAGCACAGTAAATGGCATTAATAATATTAATACTTTGCCATTTGCTAATATACCATATGAAAACATTAATTCAATGGGTAAACATTTTATTAGAGAATATTGCTTGGCAAATTGCATGGAAACTCTATCTTTTATTAGAGGAAAATATGATCCAATCCCATTGCCAAAAAATTCAATTAAACTTAATTCAGATCAATTAAGAACAAGATCTGATAAGATGAAAGATGATTTAATTAAAATGTTAATGGATGATCTTGAACAATTAAAATATAATGAACTAGCCAAACAACAAAAAGAAATGGCTGAAAATGCTCAAGACACAATGAGAAATATACCTTTAGGTATATGGTTAAAATAAATGATCATAAATACATTATATAAAACAGATACAATAATTGATGGAATTAAATATAATCCACCATCGGAATTAGTTAATTATGGATATGCAATTGAATTAGAATGGAGAAATAAAAATGGTAAATATCATAACGAGAATGGTCCTGCTGTTATTAGATATTATCCAAATGGAAATGTTGAATATAAATCATGGTATATAAATGGTAAAGAACATAACGAAAATGGTCCTGCCATTATTGGATATTATCCAAATGGAAATGTTGAATATAAATCATGGTGGATAAATGATAAATGTCATAACGATAATGGTCCTGCTGTTATTAGATATTATCCAAATGGAAATGTTGAATATAAATCATGGTATATAAATGGTAAAGAACATAACGAAAATGGTCCTGCTATTATTGAATATTATCCAAATGGAAATGTTAAACATAAATCATGGTTTATAAATGATGAATATCATAACGATAATGGTCCTGCTATTATTGGATATGATGAAGATGGAAACATAATAAGACAAGAATATTGGGAAAATGGAACAAGAATTAAATGAAACAAATAATTAATGAAATTAAAAAAGATGCTCCAATAAATTTGGCATTGTCAAGAATTTGTGTACAAATTTTTCAATCATGGCTTCATGCTTTTATAAGAAAATCAAATCAATTAAATGTTTTAGAATTAAAAAGATTGGAATTAGCTGTAAATAAATCTTCAAAATATATTATAGATTTAAATAATATGCCACCAGAATGGCAAATTGATAATCAATCAAAAAAAATAAATACAAAACAGCTTTTAACAAGAAATCAAAAAAGAAATAATATCAATAATGTTATTGTTAAATTTGAAATATCTCTAGATAAAACTGATATTACTGGTTCGTTTATTCCTTCTGACAAGAAAGAAGAAAGAAACATGAATTTAAGATTTTTAATAGGAAAAGAATTATTTTCTGTTGAAAACAATCAATTAAAAATAAATAAACAACCATTTTTGCACATTGTTAAAAAAATAAAAGAACTAATCGCACATGAAGTCACTCACTCATCGCAAACTTTTGACGCACAAGAAACACAAAAAAAAATAAATGATGAAAATAAAAAAATAAAATCAATTGTAATGTTTTCCAATGGTGCAATAAAAGAAGAAGAGGTTCCATTTTATTACTTTAAAAATGGTGGCACTCTTATTGGTAATCATAGTAATTTTCTTGGTGTGTTGTTTCCTAATAAAAAAACTATTGAAAAAATAATAGAATACTCGTATGGATACTACAATGATCCCATAGAAATTGAAGCATACACAAAGGAATATTTAGAAGGCAGTAAATTTGACAAAAATATTAATGATTTAAAAAATATATCAAAAGAGCAATTATTTTTATCAAATATGGAAAATCATGTTGTTCATACGTTTACAGGAATGATTAAAAATCAAATTAAAAATTTAGAATTTTCATTAAATGTAATAAAAATAAATAAACTTACAGATAGTCCTAATTTTGGTGTTAATAAATTAATGTTTGGAATAGCTGATTTAATGGAAGAATTTGATAAAATTTTTCTTGATTTTATTGAAAATTGTTGCAATTATGCTGTAACTAATTTTAAATTAAAAATAAATATTAAACATTTAGTCAACTTAACAACAAAATTACAATTAATATTTGATAATATTTCAAAAAAAGAGTTTCAAAAAGCTGTTATGGGCGAAAAGCAAAATCAACAAACACCGCAAAATAAACCACCAAAAAAACGAATGCTTGAGATTGATTAATGAGCAATGAATGGAATAGAAATAGTAGTCCACCCCCTCCAACTTTTTTAAATCAACCAGAACGTGATTTTCAAAAACAAGTTGCAGATGAGGTTATTGAACGAGTAATTGGTCAGCAAATTATGTATTTTCCTGTTGATTTAATGTCAACAAATGTTCATCCAATCTATGGAGAATCAATAAATAAAGTATATCTAAAACCGATTAGGATATATGCATTAATTGAATATGAAGACAATGATAGCAAAACAACTAATTTTGGTATAGATAGACGTTCCAAAATAATTGTTCATTTTCACAATAGAAGAATACGCGAAGATCAAGAATTATGGGTTCGAGAAGGAGATATTATATTTTACAACAATGAATATCATGAAATAATTAAATTATTTGAACCAGATGAAATGTTTGGTCAAATTGATTTTAAAGTGCAAATATCTGCTCATTGTGTTAAATCAAGAAACCCTCCACAACTATCAGAATCAACAATTACATCAAAAAGTAGACAATATTCATTAATTATATCCTCAACAACTCCAACAAATGGAGCGTTTATATCTGATGTGTCTAGTGACATACAAATTGTTTTTAATTTTGGAATTAATTCATCTACATCATCAGGAAATGTAACACTTGAGGATTCATCTGGAAATTCTGTGGATTTTATCATTGTGTGGTCATCAAATTATCAAACAATGTACGTAAATCCTTTAAATGATCTAATAGCAAATGAAACATTTATTTTAACAATTAAAACTGGACTAAAAGCACTAAATGGAGCATCTTTAACGCAAAATTATACACTGGTATTCTTTACAGCATCAGCAGAAGATGAAATAATTAATAGAGTTTTTACTGTTTAAAAAAATCATATAATTAATACAGGAGAATTAAAAATTGGCAAGAATTGGCATTACATCAAGTTTTATAGTGGATTTTAATTACGCCATGCACACAGCGTCAGTTAATTTATCATCATCTGTTAAAGATGGAAATCAAAGTGCAGTATCTGTCAGCAAAGGTTGGTCACTTGGAAACACAAGATTAACTTTAGATCCTGTGAGTACGCTTCATTACAATGAGGCGTACAGTGTAGTAATATTGTCTGGCTGTGTAACTTCGGCATCAAAACCAATTCTTTCAGATAAAACTTATTCATTTTACACAGAAGATCCTCCTGTTATTATTACTACATTTAGTCCAGTAAATAATGCTGCTAATGTTTCTGTTTCTGGTAATTTTACAGCAACTTTTGCATATGCAATGGATACAGCTACTGTTTCTGCATCGTTTTCATTTGTTGACAAGAGCGGCAATCCGGTTGCTCATTCTAAAACATGGAGCGGTGGCGACACAATTCTTGTAATAGATCCCACGCCAACTTTAAATTGGTGCGAACCATATTATATCACATTTGGCACAGGATCAACCGCAACAAATTCATACTATATTCCAACCGCAACATTGTGGGGAGTAACAACAGCACAACAAGTAAGCATTGTCTCTGGAACAACACCAGAAGATGGTGGTTATGAATTCTCCATTACTGGAACTGTTGTGATTGACTTTAATTTCCCAATGCTAACAGCAACAGTTAACAATCTTACTTGGACAGACCACAATCTAACTGGAGTAAATTGTACCAAAACATGGTCAAATGGTGATACTAGATTAACATTGTCAGCAACAGCAGGTCACTTGTTGTACTCTGAACCATATATTGTGACATTGCCAGCAACCTCTTCAACAACTTTCTCAATGACACTTGGTTCTCCATATGTCTTTAGTTTCTTTGTCGAAGACGATGACATTGTTTCTGGTTCGTACACTAGCTAATACCCAAATATGCCAGCACCAATACAAATTTCAATAACATCATCTTTTGATGTCAAATTCTTTTATGCTATGAACACATCATCTGTGAATAGCAGAATTGCCGTTTATGATTCAGCTGGCAATAACATTGGTGCGACTGTTTCTTGGTCAGGTGGAGACACTTTGATTTTATTGTCTCCAACTGCTTCATTGGATTATTGCAAGCCATATTCCGTTTACTTGCAAACTGGTTCAATAACATCAGCAGGCAAACCAATTTTATCTGTAAAATCTTGGGATTATTTTACAGAAGAAGATCCAAATCCAAGTTCAGGAAGTGGTCCTGGCGATGGGTTGCTTTATTTGGTATCAAGTTCCAGTGTTGCAGCTGGACAAAAAAATATATCAAGAAGCGGAAGTATTGTTATTTATTTTAATTATTCAATGTATACAACAAATACAGAAAATGCAATTACATTTTTGCCGCTCAATAAACAATTAAATCCACCAATATATAGTTGTTCTTGGGCAAATTCCAATAAAAATCTATATATTAATATAACAGGAACACTAGAAAGAAAAGAAGATTATTATATAACAATTGGAACCGGAGCAAGAGAAACATTAAGTGGAACATATTTAACAAATCCTTACTCAATTCCTTTTGTTACAAACACAGATGAATACGAATACATCAAACTTGATGGATTGACAACGTATGCATACGCAGAAAACGCATTACAAAACACAACATATCTTGATTCTGGATCCAATACAAACGGACAATATTCTGTTTTATTAAAAACAGCACAATGTGGAAATCCCATACCTGCTGGTAATTTTTTTAGAGTTTTTTCCTCTGGTTCATCTGTAACTGGTTCAACTTTTAATAGATTATTCAATATACCAAATTCATCCTCATATATTGACTATACATTAATTGGACAAGAATCTTCATCTTATATGACTGGAAATAATGAATATTTAAATATATATACAGATCATAATATGACAATTTATAAAACAATTATTGATAATGATGGAAATATATATATAGGTGGAAATTTCCTGTCAGCATCAGGAAAACCAAGGTCAAGACTTGCAAAATATGATAAATATTTAAATTTACTAGATTGGGATCCGGGTGCAGATAATACAGTAAGTGACTTGCTTTTATCTGGCGATACTTTGTTTGTTGCTGGGGCATTTAATAATATATCAGGAACAGCTAGACGAAAATTGGCGTCAATAAATAAAAATACCGGAAACTTAACAAACTTTGATCCAGATCCAGATAATCAAGTCCAAAAATTAAGTCTTTCTGGAAATACATTGTTTTTTGGAGGAGTATTTCAAACAGTATCTGGAACTGCACGGAATGGAATTGCTTCTTGCGATTCAACAACGGGTGCGTTAACATTTTTTAATCCAAATATTACCAGGAGTGGTTTTACAGCATTTAACATAATTAATAATATAATTGTATACAATCAATTCTTATATATTGGTGGGCGGTTCGATAGAGTTTCTGGTTCACAAAAAATGAATATAGTAATGCTTAATTCAACAACAGGTGCTATTTCTGCTTCATTCACAGCGAATTGCGATGATCAAGTTGAAAATATTCAAATATATGATAGTTCCAGCATGTTTATTGGCGGGGATTTTACAACAGTAAATTCAGCAAGTTCTTTAAATATTGCAAAAATAAATTTAAACGATGGACAATTAGATTCAACATGGCGACCATGTTGGATTTCTGGAAATTATTGCGAAGATATTATGCTAAGTGGAACTACACTGTATGCTTCATTCATATATAATTTATTTGCCACTGGAACCACTACGAAAGTTGCTAAAAACATGGGTGGAATTGTTAAATTAGATACAATTAATACACCAACTCCAGAAAATATTGTTTCATTTAGTGAAAAATATTCTGTATTACAATATAAAAATTTTTACACTTCAAGTTTTTTTGATAGATTAATTATTTATGGATATTTCAAAAACTATTCAGGCTCAATAGCAAGACAATCATTTGATTTTATAAATTTCAACACAGGTGAATCTTTAATTCCCATTTATAGTTCTTCAAATACAATATTTTGTTTAAATCAATATTTTGATAGCGGCACTAAATCAATGGGTGATTTATTTGTTTGTCAAAATGGACAACTGATATTGTCACAAACAATTACAACATCCTATCTTTCTAATCAAACTGCTTCACATATTTCATTTGGTGCTGAATTGGATAATAATTTTAACAAAATTATGTCTGGCTGGTCAATTGTTAATAGTTGTAGTAGTAATTATATGGCGTCATATGATTTTATAGCTGCTGCAATAATTTCCGGAACCAAACCAACAATATCTCAATTGCAACAATGGTCAACATCTTCTGATGCAAAAACAATTTTTGGAAATGAATTAATTCATTATTGGGTAGCTTCTGATATGTCTGGTTCTGTTGTGCCCGACAAAATATCTTCAAATGCAAAAAATTTAAATTTTATAGGTGTAGACTATAGGGATTTAATCAAACTATGATAATTAATGTTATAAATGATTGTATTTATAGATTTCAATCAATAGTTGAATCCGCTGGATTGATTTGGATAGAACCAGATAGATTAAATTATAATATTTCTGGAAAGTGGAAAAAACAAAATAAAGATTGTTTCTACGATAGGGGTTGGATTTTTGAAATAATTTGGAATTTAGAAAATGGTTCAAGTTTAATTATAAACAGAAATGGGGATAATATTAATTATAAATTAAACAATCAAGAATACTACGAAAGCGACGAATGTAATATTAAAAATTTTTTAGATATTTGGAAATTATTTATAAAGGATTATAATGGCTGAAAGAATTAAAACAATAGAATGGGGATTTGAAACACTTCCGGGCCCTTTGTCTGCTTCAACCGGGCTTATTGTTGCACAATGGGTTCCTGAATTGCTTTATTTGCCAGAAACAGCAAGTAGAGTGTTTGAATCTGTTTATTTAAAAATAAATTGGCTTAATACTAGCAGTAATACTACACTAAGAGCAAATTTAAATAGTTTCAATGTTCAGACAAAACTTGATGGAGCAGCAACATATACAAACAATAGATTAACTTGTTCCATTACTGACACAGGTGAAAATTTTAATTTTGAAACATGGTGCGATGCTACTAATGATTTTAATACACATTTTCTTTCAGGAACAGAAAAGGGACTAACTGCAACATTTGCTTTTACACAAAGCAATGGAGCAATTGGTGGATTAATAAATCCTGTAAATTTAACATGCAAAGCTATTGTGACATATAAGTATGACGACACAGGCGTTGCAAAAAAAATTAAAACAATTAGAATACCACTCCAAGGAAACACAGGCTCTCAAGTATCAGCCTCAATTGGCAACCCAATAGGTCCAACCCATTCAGTACTTGATATAAATCCAATACCAGCATTTGATATATTTTTACCTGAATCTGGTATAGTTTATAAAAATTTTTTTATAGAAATAAATTCATCAATATCAGTTAGCACAATAACTGCTCAAACTTGTTCTTTTAATATAAGAGGAAGCGATGTGCCAAATTCTTTTGGTATAGGGGTGATGTCTTTTAGTAGTCCAAGTTTTGTGCAGGGCTCAACCAATAATATTTACAATTTATTCAAAAGAAATGATTTAACTGAAAGTTTTTCGGGTACTAAATCCTTGTATTTTCTTCAAAGCGTCTTTGTGGCAACAAGATGGCATTATCATCAGCCAGTTTGTTATTTAACATATGAATATGATGAAAATTTATCATCAAGAATTTTAAATTCTGTTATATTTCCAATAGAATTAAATATTGAAAATCAATTAGGTTCAGCTAACCAACCAACAAGTGGCGCGTGGACAAAAATATCATTTTTAGCAAATGAACCTGGAAATATTGAAACAAAAAATTGCGCTTTTTTAGGGAATATTTCAACAACAACCACCTTGTCTCCCTTATTTGATGTAATTGAACAAACACAACAAACATTTCCATTTCAGGGCAATCTTGTTACTTCTCAAAAAAGAACAACGCCATTTTCTGTAAGATTTGATAATCACTCTGGTTCCTTAAGACCAAGTAATTTTAAAATTACAAATGGAAACAATAATATTAATTTAATGTTTAGAAATACAGCTTCATCGCTTAGGTGTGTTCCTTATGTCGAAGGAATGCTGTGTTTAAATTATATTAGCGACAAACATACAAATGGTTCAGACTGTCATAATAAAACAATTTTTAAATTAAATATAACACCACAGCAAACCAATCCTGTTTTTGCAGTTATATTTACAGGAACAAATTCAGCTAGCATACCTGAAAATAATTATTACTTAAATTCATTTGGATCAATATATAAATGGCATTACAACGCACTCGTCGCTATGTGTCCTGGCACATCATTAACTTTCGATAAGCAAGAAAATATTTTTAATTTTTCTGGATGTTATACAAATATAAAAAGCGTATTTTTAGGATCAGAAATGTGCTTTTTAAATATATGGGATGATTATTCTTCCTTTTTTAGAAAATTTAAACAAGATGCAAAATTAAATAATTTAATTCCCACATTATCTAGAACATTTTCAATTTATTCACACGCCAACACGCTGTCTTCATCCTACGCTCAGTCAGAACTTATATATACATATAATTCAATATCGTATGATATATTTGGTCGAATACAAAATTTAACAGGTGCAAATTCTTCATCTAATAATGTTTATTTATATAGCAAAAAGACTGGGGATTGCTTGGCTGTTACTCAAGCATCAGGTGATGGATTTTATAAATTTACATATTTTGATAAAACAGATGATTTGTTTGTTGGTTCACCAAATGGATATGTTGTTGATTCGTATCATGTTAGAAATTCAAATAATAGATTATATGTATTAACCACATCAGGCTCCACATATGGTCCAAACTCTTTATTGGGCTCAAAATGGAGTGAGGCACCAATGTACAACTCAATGTATATGTTTCCATACAGATCTGATGATTATCCATCCCTTTCTAATGGAGATCAATTAATTACATGGGAAACAGCTTTATCGTATTTAGGAGCCACAGGTACAATAAGGGGATAAATAATTGAGTCAAGAAATTTCAATTTATGCACCTTCTTTAGAAGATTTTGATTTTGTTATTTATGAATGGATAAATAATGATGTCAATGTTTTTTGTAATCAAATAGATGGATGGAAAAAAGTCCCTGTTGTCTTTGCTACCCCTGAACGTGCTGTTTTGTCAAAAGCCAGTATTGATACGCGAGATGAAAAAGGAACACTGAAATATCCAATAATATCAATTACAAATACAGATATCCAAAAACCAGACCAGCACGACGGGAATATGGCTGTCAATTTATTTGCACAAAAAGATCCATATTCTGGCGCTATTACAATAGCCAAAAGAATATCTCAAAACAGCACAGCTAAATTTGCAAACAATAATTCATTTCAAAAAACAGGTAAAGCTAATTCAAAAATTAAAAATAAAGAAATTGTATATGAATTTATTACAATTCCACAGCCAACATTTATAGAAAAAACTTATGAAATAATTATTATTTCAAATTTTCAACAACAAATAAATGAAATTATGTCTCCATTTATCACAAAATATGGCAATATTAATTATTTTATTAAAAGAAGGAATGATTGGACTTACGAATGTTTTTTTGAACAATCACTTTCGCCAGACAATAATATCAATGACTTTTCTGATGAAGAAAGACTTTTTAAATCAAAATTTTCAATAAAAGTAAAAGGATACATATTAGAAAGCAAAAATAATGAACAGCCAATTGTATCTATTCGTGAATCTGTTGCAAAAATAGTTCTTAAAAAAGAGTTTGTTTTTAAAGGCACAATTGATGAATATTTAAAAAATAAATAAAAATATTGCTAATTATAATAGTCAGTTATTTTTAACTATTTAAAGCAGAAATTGGAGAATTTTACTTAAATGCCAGTAAACAAATTTAAATTCATTTCCCCCAGTGTCAAAATTGCAGAAATTGATAATTCACAAATTCCTGCAACTCCTGGAGAACTTGGAACAGTAGTAATAGGACGAGCCCAAAGAGGTCCAGCAATGAAACCAGTTACGGTTTCATCATTTGCTGAATTCGTTGATGTGTTTGGTGAACCAACCCCACAAAATGCTGTCAATGATGTGTGGCGAGACAATCAAATTCTTGGTCCTATTTATGGTGCTTATGCAGCTCAAGCTGTTTTGAAAGCATCAAACACTCTCACTTATGTTAGATTGCTTGGTGTTAAACACCCAGAAGCAACAACTGATTCTGGTGAAGCTGGTTGGAAGGTTGGCTCAATTAATGCTGCTAATCCAACTGGTGGTGCATATGGTTTGTTTGTTTTTCCATCCGGTTCCGCTCAATGCACTGGTACTTTGGCCGCTATTTGGTACATTAAAACTGGTTCAATTGCATTGTCAGGCACATTAATTGGAACAAATACTTATTACAGCGGAACTTCAGGTCTTTTGGATTCAAATGCAGATAGAGAGTTCAAGGTTCTCATTAGAGATGAAAATGGTGTAACTGTTGAAAACAGTAGATTTAATTTCACTCCATCAAGTGACAGATTCATTAGAAAGGTTTTCAACACCAATCCAACAGCTGTAAATACTTCAATTTATGCAGCTTCTGATGTTAAGAAATACTTCTTGGGTGAGTCATTTGAGGATTTCATAAATTCTTCACCTGAATGTGATCAATTAAGAGCCGCGACAAAGTGGAACGGTGTTATTTTAGCACTTCAATTATCAGGCGGAACACCAGAGCATTCAGATAGAAGAATTGATAGCCAAAACGCACAAACTGGTTGGTTCTTCTCTCAAGATTTTTCGACAGGTGAAGCCACAACCACATTTGCCCCAACCACAATGCCAAAACTATTCAAGTTTCACAGCTTGGATTCTGGTGAATGGAATCAATCAAATATTAAAATTTCAATAAGAAATATAAGAATTTCTGACAACACAGAAGTCACACCATATGGCTCATTTGACGTTGTTGTAAGAAAAATTGATGACACAGATGCATATCCAAAAATTGTCGAGCAATTTGTTGGATGCAATTTGAACCCAGATGATCCTGAAAATTATATTGGTGTTAAAATTGGTGACAAATATACCTCATTCAACACCACAACCCTGTTGAATGATGAGTTTGGTTTGTTTGAAAACAGATCAAAATATATTAGAGTTGAGGCTTCAGACAAGGTTGCGAATAAAACCGTTATTCCTCAATCTCTGCCATTCGGTGTTTATGGTCCCGTTCAATACAAAAACTTCTCAATTATATCTGGATCAACCAATTTCAAAGCTTATTTTACAGCGACCATTTCACCAAATCTAACAGCAGAAACACCATTTGTCAAAGGTGCAAATCAAACATATAACCCAATTCAACTTGAAGCTGCAACTAAGTACGGCGTTTTCATGATTCCAAGCGGATCTGGCAACTTCTCAGGCTCTGTTATTTATCCAAAATTACAACTAAGAGCCGACACCCGGTCAGGTTCATTGGCATCACCATCACAAGCGTACTTTGGTGTTTACACTGATGATTCAAGCGGCAAGTTTGCAAGATCAGTTAAGGACATTCTAAGAGTTAAACCAGCAAATGTCGATAGCTTTGCACCATCTGATTCAAATGGAACTCAATATTCTTGGGTGTTCACATTGGATGATGTAAGATATTTATCTGATTCAACAACAGAAGGCCAATGGGTTTCAGGAGCAAGAGCAGCAGGAACTGGATTAAATAGCTCATCTTATCAAACTGTTCTTGATGCTGGGTTTAATAATTTTACAACCGTTCTTGCTGGTGGATTTGATGGCTTCGATGTTACAGAAATTGAACCATTCAGAAACACAGCACTGGATTCAGTGACCGAAAAAACATCATATGAATTCAATACATTAAAAAGAGCAATTGATATAATTTCTGACCCAGAGGATGTTGAATTCAACCTCGCAGCAATTCCTGGTGTAACAAATACATCAATAACAAATAGATTGATGGCCGTTTGTGAGGACAGAGGTGATGCAATGGCAATTATTGATTGCGCCTCTGATTATCAACCAAGAAGCGAGAACGCAAATAGTGTTGCACAAAGAACCTTTAGCGTTGACACAACAGCGGATGTCATGAAAGCAAGAGCGCTAAACACTTCTTATGCCGCTGCTTATTCTTCATGGGTTAACGTTAGAGATTCAATAAACAATGCTCTTGTTCCTGTTCCTCCGTCTGTCATTGCTCTTGGAACATTGGCCTACAATGATGCTGTTGCTGCTCCTTATTATGCTCCTGCTGGTTTCTCAAGGGGCAACGTATCAAATGGAAATGCTGGTTTAAATGTTGTTTCTCTTGTAAAGAAACTTCGACAATCAGACAGAGATAAATTGTATGATGCAAAAATCAATGCAATTTCAAACGTTTCAAATGCGGGAATCGTTGTATGGGGACAAAAGACTCTATTATCAACAAATTCTGCACTTAATAGAATTAATGTTAGACGAGCTATGTTGTATCTTGAAAAAACAATTTCTAAAATTGCATTACAAGTTGTATTTGATGCCAATGCATCAGTAACGTGGAATAGATTTGTTTCTCTGGCAGATCCTATTCTACAAAATGTTTTGTCTGATAACGGAATTCAAGAATATAAATTAGTGTTTAATCAAAAAACAAATACGCCTGATAATATTGACAACAATATTGCATATGGTAAAATTTTCGTAAAACCAACAAAAGCTATTGAATTTATCGGTCTTGATTTTAATATTACACCACAAGGCGCAAGTTTTTCTGAATTGACATAATTACATTAGGAGAAGATTAATTTGGCAAACGGTAATTTTTGGTCATCAGTTTTAAGCGAACCCAAAAGACAACACACATTCGTTGTTGACATTGGTACAGGTCAAGGTGGTGAAGGTGCTGTCATTCCAAGATTTGCGGTGGCAGCTGCCAAGAAACCATCTGCTCAAATAAGTGAAGCAGAGGCCAATTGGCTCAATCACACCTTTTATTACCCCGGCAAAGTAAAATGGGATCCAATTGATTTTACATTTTATGATGCTGTTAATCCAAACGTAGCAAGAGCTTTAATGAAAATGTTGAAAGATTCAGGCTATTATTTTCCTAATAAGTGGATTGGCACAGATGAAACTGGTAAAAACGCAGAGAGAACAGTTTCCAAAAAAGAAGCTGCTACTGCAATTGGTCAAGTTAAAATTACACAATTAAATCATAATGGCGACCCTATTGAAACTTGGACACTGAAAAATCCTTGGTTTTCAAAATTAAATTTTGGAACATTGGATTATAAAAGTCATGAAATTTTAACAATTGAAATGACACTTAGATTCGATTGGGCTGAACCTGAAGTCTTTTAATATTAAAGAGGTTGTATGACAGAAAGAAATAATCAGGATAAATTCAAGAACATTCTTGGGTTGCCTGAATCTCTAAAGCAAAAAGAAGAACAAACACAACAATTAAAACAAGAAACATTATACACGGAACCAATTGAAGCCCTAACAAAAGATTCAAAATATGAAGAAATGAATCTTCCACCCTTTTCTATTTTGGTAGAGTTGCCATCAAAGGGCATGGTTTACTCTGTTGATCATCCGCTTCACAACAAAACCCACATTGAAATTAAAGAAGTATCAGGCAAAGAAGAAAAAATTCTTGCAAATAAAGATTTTATCAAATCAGGTATTGTTGTAACAAATTTTATTAAATCACTTCTTTTGAGTGATGAACTCAAAAAAGAAAATAATTTTGATTTAATTTGTGATGCAGACAGAAGCGCAATTCTCGTTGCTGCAAGAATTTCAGCTTTTGGCGAGGACTATGATGCTCAAATTACATGTCCATCATGTCTAAAAAAAGACAAATATAGTTTTCCATTGAATAAACAAAAATCATCAAATGGTTACTTTTCATTGTCAGATCAGTCTGGTGTTGACTTCAATGAAACAACTGGTTGTTTTGAATTTGTTTTACCAGTGTCAAAGCTCAAAATTGCAACATATGTCTCAAATCAAAAAGTTATTTGCAAAATTGAGAAAATGACTGCTGTTGACAAGAATGTCGATTTCTCCCACGTTTTTTGCGATTTGGTGCGTTTTGTTAATGACATGGAGCCAACCACCAAACAAAAGATGGATCTTCATGACAATTTAAAATCAGCAGATCTATGGCATTTCAAAAAGACTCTCAAAAAAATTCAACCATCATTCGAGATTGTTTCAGATTGGAAGTGCAATCATTGTGAAATTGAAATGGAGATGGATGCACCAATTTCTTCACGTTTTTTATACCCAGAACTATAAATGACATTAATTATATAATGCAATATGATGTTTGTAATTGGTGTCATTGGTTTTTTCCTGATTGGATTATACCATTAGCTTATGTTGATGAATATTATGCATCAATACATTATGTTTTTAATGAATTGATTTGCGAGCACAATTGGAGAATGGATGAATTGTTGTGGCTTCCAATTGGATTAAGAAACTATCATAAAGAGCTTATTAATAATAGAGTGCAAAGAAAAAATGATGAAATGAAAAAATAATAAATAATTGAAATTTATTAAAAAGATCCAAGAGAAATCTTGGATTTTTTGCTATTTATGTGGGAAAATATAAATGGATATCAATAATGAACAAAAAGCTTTAATTAATGAATTAACAGAATCTGTTAAAGAATATAGCGAAACTGTTCAAACAGAATTTAAAAAAATAAATAACATCATTCAAGAAACAAATAAATTTATTGATAACATGAATAATGGTTTTAAAAATGATGAAGTTATTGAAAGATTGAGTCGTACAGCTGGTGAATATTATCAAAATCAATTGGATTCAAATATAGAATTAAGAAGAAAAATTATTGCAACCAATAAAGCAATGCTCGAACAAAGAAAGATACTTGAGGATCTTGTTAAGGATGAAGCTGACGATGCAAATGAAAAAAAACAAAACGCTGATAATGAGCTTGCAAGATTAAGAGCAGAAAATCTACAAAACGAAAAAAAGCTTGCTCTTTCCACTGAAAATTTAGAAGCATTAAAAAAACTTTCTCAAGAACAAGAGAGCGGCGTTAAGAGCTTTGTTAGCCGAGTTTTGCTTGTTGAGGACAGAAGCAATTCAATGTTTCAATCTTTCTTTAAACCATTACAAGAAGGAGCCACAGAAACAATACCGGCATTTTCAATGGCTGTTTTGAACACCATTGAAACCATTAAAAAATTATTTAATCCACTTAATTTGTTGGATAATGTTTTTTCAAAAACAATAGAATCAACTTATGCACAAGTTATTGCGTGGGATTCTGCTATTAATTCATTTGAGAGATCAACAGGAATTATTGGAAAACACAATGATTTAATTTTTTCAGCTTATGAGAACAATAGAGATCTTGCTGTTTCAGCTGAAGATGTTGCGTCTTCTGTTAGGTCTTTATTGACAGAATTTAAATCATTTTCTTTGTTGAGTGAAGAGCAACAAAAAACATATTTGAATTCTGCTATAATAATGGAAAAATTAGGTGTTTCAACAAATGATTACGCTAAAGAAGTATCAATATTAAAAGAAACACTGAAGACTAGCGATGAAGGAGTCAAGAAATTCAATTCTCAATTAAGAGGCATGGCTGATTCTCTTGGTATCACTTTAACCAAAGCTGTTTCTGATTTCAATGAATCAATGCCAAAATTGGTTAAAAGAGGCGAATCAGCAAAGGATGTTTTTTTAAAATTAACAGCACAAGCAAAATCATTGAGGCTCGAAACTTCTGAGCTTCTTGATGTTGTTGCTGGTTACGATTCTTTTGATGAAGCGGTTCCCAAAGTGGCCAGATTGAATGCTATTTTGGGTGGCCCTTATTTGAACACGATTCAAATGATGAAAATGAGCGAAAATGAAAGGGTTGAAACTTTAATTAAAATGTTTAATGCCTCTGGTAAAGTGTGGACAGCATTGAATGCACAAGAAAAACAAGCAGTAGCCAATGCTGCTGGTATTTCCAACATGGAAACTGCAACCAAGATATTTACTGGTTCCTTGGAGGACTACAGAAGATCTTTGATGGCAAATGCGGTTTCAGAGGAAGAAGCAAGAGAAAGAGCTGCCGATACTGCTAGTATAATGGAAAAATTGCAGGCAATAATGAGAGCATTTGCTGTGGTTGTTAGACCAATTGTGACTGTTATTGGATGGATTGCTGATGCTTTCTTGTTGCTTGATAAAATTACTCATGGATACGGAACTGGATTGATTACTGTTGGATTAATTGTAATGATGTTCAAAGGAAAAATATTTTCATTTTTTTCTGGATTCATCGATAAATTAAAGGGATTAAAAAAACCAATTGAAGCCACAGGAGAAGTGGTTGTAAACGTTGCAGATAAAGTTGGTTCTGGATTTTCTAAATTGGTTTCAAAAATAGCTGGAGCATTAAAAGCAATAACTTACAATGTTCTACAGGGTGCTTTTTATGCAGCTGCTTCAATTGGGTTGATATCTCTTGCTATTTGGGGATTTGGTAAAGCAATTAAAGAGGTTGATGAAGGTTTTTCTGGTTTATCAAAAGAAAAACAAAGAATTGAAATGATGAAGCAGATTGTTGGCATGGCTGATTATGAACCAAAAATGAGTAAATTGGCTGATTCAATTACAAAAGTTGCTAGTTCTTTTTCAAAATCATTTAGTTCAATCTCTGATGATTCTTTGGAAAATGCTTCAAAAATGTTTGAACAAATTTCTTCTTTGAGTCTAACTGGTGTCAACCCTGCAATGAGCGTGTTCCTTTCGGGTCTTGGAAATACAATACAAGGTGTATCTCAAGTAAAGAGTGAAAATATTGAAAAATTTAAAGAAATAAACAAAGAAATAATAACATTAGCAAACACAAAAACAAATGACAATTCACAAATGGCTGAATTGATTAAAAATATGTCATCTATATTGAATGCATTGTCCAACAATAAATCCAATCAATCAATTTCTCTTGAAATTGATGGTCGTGAAGTTGGAAAGGTTGCATTAAAAGAACTTAATAATATTAATCCAGTCTCCGGTAGGAGCAATTTGTAATGGCAAAACACACATCATCATCGAATCTTGATTTAAATTATATTAGAGCACACGAAGAAGGAATGGCTTTGTTGAGATTTGAATATGTTAATTCAATTCAAGAAAAATCAACAAGCAATGGGGTTCCAACCGTTGAGTTTTGGGCAATGCTCGAATCAATGAGTGACCAATATGAAAGTGATTGGGAAAGTGAAGATGTTTGGGGAAAAATGGATGGTATTTATAATTTTTCCAAAACAAGAAGAAAATACAATTTAACATGGAGAATTCCAGCTCATGATTTACAATCAGCTAGAGAAAATCTTAGAAAAATAAGTATGTTAACAAATTTTTTGTATCCAAAAATTTCAACAACAGGATATCAAATTAAAAATGGAGAAAATTTTTCTAATCTCTCTATATCAGACATTAAAGCAGCCCCGTTGTTAAGATTGAAATTTGGTAATTTAATACAAGATGTTAAAACTGGTGGTGGATTGTATGGTTTTATTGATGGTGGATTTAACGTTCAAATGTTATTACAATATGGTACCTATGTTGAAGTTAATAGTGGATATATTGATAGAATGACAAAACAAGGTCAAGCAACAGATAAAGGAGATGCTTTGTCAATGTATCCAAAGATAATTGAAATACAAATATCATATAGAGTATTACATAATCATCAATTAGGTTTTGATGACTCTTCAGCATCAGGAAATTCAAATGATGGAGGCCAAGCCGATATTATTTTCCCATATGGTTTAAATAGAAGTTTTGTTGTAAACAAGGGTGAATTTTCAGATAATCCAACGCAAACAATAGAAAATCCAATTCGCTCTGGTGAAATTACTGATTCGATCACGCATGATTTGTTAAACGCTGATTCTTTTGAGCCTTCAAATAAGAATAATCCAATGAATAATTTACTTAAAAAAAGCGGAATTAAATAAATGATCATAAATACATTATATAAAACAGACACAATAATTGATGGGATTAAATACAATTCACCATCACAAATAAATAATTACAGAAATGTAATTGAATTAATGTGGAAAAAAGAAAATGGTAAATGTCATAACGAGAATGGTCCTGCTTTTATTGAATATTATCCAAATGGAAATGTTGAATATAAATCATGGTATATAAATGGTAAAGAACATAACGAAAATGGTCCTGCTATTATTGGATATGATGAAGATGGAAACATAATAAGACAAGAATATTGGAAAAACGGAATAAAGATTAAATAGGAAAAATAAAAAATGAATAAATTTACAATTATTTTTGAAAATGAAAATTCATATAATTCTGATGAATTAAATGAATCATGGCTTGCCACATTTGGCGAATGGATTAAGTGGTTTGTTAAAAATTCAAAATTAAATGAAAATAAGAATATTAAATTAAAAGGAACAAAATCTCAAATTGATGCATTTATTAATGCTTTAAAAGAAGAAAGAAAATTCTTTCTCTTGGCTCAAAAAGAAGGATTTGTTTCAAAAAGCTTAATAGAGCAAGAAAAGAAAACAATTGAAGCAGTTAAAAAATTTGAACAAGAAACTAATATTCCATGGCCAATTGAGTAAAAAAAATGAATAGAAATGAATCAAGAGATGAAAAAATAACAAAATCTGAATCTTATTCTTCTTTTCTCTCTCAAAGAGAAATGAAATCAATAACACATTATATTTCAAAAGAATATAATTATCCAACAGAAGATGAAATATTGGAATTTAATTTAATTCCAATTACTTGGAAATTTGGTGAGAAATTTTTTAAATTAGCATCAAAATACTATAATGATCCTTCATTGTGGTTTTTGATTGCGTTTTATAATAAAAAACCAACAGATTTACATGTTAAAAATGGTGAATTAATTTATGTACCAATGCCTCCTGATAGACTTTTATCCATTATGGAAAAATAAATGATCATAAATACACTTTACAAAACAGATACAATAATTGATGGAATTAAATACAATCCACCATC